CTCACGGGCATCGCTGTCGTGGTTGCCCTCCAGGGATTGGCGGCAGTGGATCAGTTCATGGATCAGGGTGGTGACATACTCCAGGTGAGGCAGTTCCCTCTCCACTTCCACCAGGAACTCCAGGTCATCCTCCTGCTGCTGCCATCCTACCACCCCCTCAGAGGCGATCAGGCGCTTGTGATGGACGGTGATGGTGGCAGCGCCTAGCAGGGGTTCCTGATCCAACATGAAGCGGTAGACCTGCTGTGCCAGGCGGGGGCGTTGCTTCTGTCCTGAGGTGAGCAGCATCGGGGTCCGTTGCGGTTGAGAGTATTGTAGCAGGTCAGCGGGCAGCGTTGGGGCGGCAGTGGCGGTTGACCCACTTCCCCAGGGAGCGGTTGCTGTTGTTCAGCAGGGAGAGGATAGCACGGCGGGAGACCCCATCAAAGCGATAGGTGTCCATCCCCCGCCAGAAGGTCACCTGAACCGTGCCCGTCAGGGGATTGGCGCTCAGATCATAGATTGCCTCAGAGTCAGAGCAGTCGATGGGGTATCCGATGAACATGGGGGTGCCTTGCGGTTGTGAGTATTGTAGCACGGATCAGACCAGGCGCCGCCCGTGCTGGCGGATCTCAGAGGCGCTCAGGGTCACCCCGATGCGGGGGTCCTTTGCCTTGCCGTTGCGCTTGGTGGCGTATTGGCGCTGTGCCTTGGGCAGCAGCAGAGAGAGAACCGTGTCAGAGTCCATCACCCACACCTCAGCGACCTGTGCGCCCTCATAGCGGGCGTAGTAGTGGCGGGGATAGGCGCCGATCTTGTGGTCGATCAGGTATGCCTCCTGATCCTCCCAGGTCGGTTGAACGCTGATCCCGTTGTAGGTTGCGCTGATGCTGCTGCCGATCGTGGACTTGTACTCTACGGGGGTGCCATCCTCCTCATAGGCATCGGCGCCGCTGTAGGAGTCTGCCACGGTGTGCCCCAGGAGGCAGGCGAGGTGGATCTCACGGGAGCGGGCGTAGGACATCGGATCGCCAGCATTCAGGGCGTCTGCTGCCTCATAGAGGGCGGCAAAGGCGTCCAGGTACTGCTGCTGGGCGGTGGTGATAGTGGCGGCGGTCATTTCAGGATCCAGTTGGTGAAACCAGCGGAGTTGGGCGGCGTTCATTGCCTGAGAGAATTGTAGCAGGTCAGAGGGGGCAGGATGCCCCCGTGTGCCAGTTCAGAGATCTGCCATCATCTCATTCATCTGCCGATCATTGATGCAGGCGCTGTCCCACTTTACCCCATCGGGGGTCTGCAGCAGGTGGCGCCCGATCATACCCTCAGTCATACAGCGAACGAACTTATCCCAGGGGGTCTCATTCTCCCCACAATACTCTACACATGCCTTTGCAGTATTGTAGAGAAACTCATCATTCTGAACCCAGAGGGCAGCATTCCAGGTTTCGTAGTTTGTCCAACCGTTGTAGTCGAGTGCCATTGGTGGTGGGGTTGTGTGAACTGAGATCAGTATAGAGGCAAAGGGGAAGGGGTGTCCCCCTCCGCTGTGCCACTATCAGAACTGGACTTCCTCCAGGGTGGGTTCGCCTGCAGGGGCAGTATTGTCGGCGGCGATCGTTTCCAGCACCTCCAGGAGTTCGGCGCCAGTGGCGGCACGGTTCAGCAGGGAGGCAGCGAGGTCAGCAGTCATTAGAGTCAGGGGGTTGTGGTTTAGGTGGCAGTCTTTATAGGGCGCTGCCGTTCCCATTGTATCAGGCGATTGCCAGAGCGGAATCCATGCACACCTCACGGGTGTCCATCATAGAGTAGTCGTACCCTGCGTCTTCCTCCAGGTAACGCAGATAAGCGTCGGCGGTGGAGAAACAATCAAACAGGCGGAGGGTGCGGAAGTCTTCGCCCTCATAGTCGGTGCCTGCGATCACAGCGTAAACTTTCATCGGGTTGCCTTGTGAACTGAGATCAGTATAGGGGATCAGGAGGGGGGTATGTGCCCCCGTGTGCCAGTGCCTCAGGTGGTCTGATGGTAGGCATCGGAGACCTTATCCTGAACGCTCTCAAAGACCTGCAGGTCCATCCAATCGGGGCACTCATCGTGGAAGCACACCAGATCGTAGAGCACCGCCATCTCATCAGCGGTCAGATCAGTCAGGGTCATCGGTGTCGTTTGAACTGAGATCAGTATAGGGGGTCGGGAAGGGGGCAGGATGCCCCCGTGTGCCAGTTTAGAAGGCGATCAGTTTGTCGATCTCCCACTGATCCACAGCAGGCACGCAATCGGTGCGCCCGATCTTATCGGTCAACCAGCGGTTGATGTGCTTTGAGGTCGTGGCGCTCCACTTGTGAGCGGTGCGGACCCATCCCTTGCCAGGGATGCGGGCGGCAACGGGGGTTGTATAGGAGATCAGCACCTCAGTGCCATCTGCCAGCATCACCTCAGTCATGTTGCTGCCGATCTGCTGAACGATCATCGGGGGTCCTTGTGAACTGAGATCAGTATAGGGGGTCAGGGGGGTCAGTAGCGCCCCTGTGTGTCACTTGCCCAACCGTCCCTCAGGGCACGGCGGCGATCGTAGTCTTCGGCACTGTAGAAGTCGTCGTGCTCACGCTCATCGTCGTTGTAGCGATCGTGAATGCCGTAGGAGTCACCGTAGGCGAACGAAGTCGTGATCATTGTTGTGCCTGAAGTGAAGGGGTGGGGTTGGTTGTTTCTATCTGTGCAATGGTGTCCATTGCACGAACTGCTGCCCATCCTAGGATGAGAGTGAAGACCAGGGGCAGAACTTTCATCGGGGATTGGCAACGAATGTAGTATGGCACGGTTGAGGGGGGCACGCAACCCCCCTTGTGACACTTGCTCAACCGTCCGACACGGCAGGATCACCTAACAACTCAGGATAGTATTCGTTACACTCAGTGAGCAATTCTTCGTCAGAATACTTTGCATAACCTTCGTCAAGGTAGTCATAACAAAGTTGAGTCATTGTCTTGAGATCCATGTCATCCAGCATCTGATTGATGAGAGATGCTTGCAGTTCAGAACGATTCATCTTGTTGAGATCATCGGGAGTGAGATAGTTCAATGGAGGTGATGAAAGTGATAACGAATGAGAATTGATGCGATCAGTTCAATAGTCATAATCGGCGGCAAGGTACTCATTCAGGTTGAAGTCTTCATCATTCATCTCAGGAATGTCAAAGATCTCACCAGGAGCGTCTTGAATCTCCTGCCACATCTCATCAAACATTGGGGTGTCTCTCAGGAACGAATGTAATGTAGCAGGGTTGAGGGTGCCGTGGGCACCCGAGGTGCCACTTGCTCAACTGTCCAGGGCACCGTTCTCATTCAGCACACCCCAGGCGATTCCGTTGTCATAAAGACCCACGTAACGGTTGCCGACACTCAGACCCACGATTTCATCACCAGGTTCACCAATCAGGTTCACGCTAAAGTAAAAGTAATCCGTGAGAACTGCAGGAGTTTGGAATTTCATAGTTTGAAGTTTCTCCCAGAGAATAGTTGCAATTGCGGCAACGAATGCTGCCACGGTGATCACGAAACTCTTCACATCTTGATAGAGTTTCTGATAGTCAACCTGCTGAAGTTGCACGAACAGATCATCAGCGGGCGGAAAGGATTTGGTCAGGTTCATCATAATTTTGTGGGAGGAGAGTGTAGAGGTGTTCCTCAACCACGAATGTAGTATGGCACGGCAGCGGGGCAACCGCAAGGGGGTGTGTGCCACCTTCTCAACTGGCACAGGGGGCTTGACAAAGTATAACGAATGTTGCTAGAATCGCTTTGCTAAGGATGAAGATAATATTATATACTTTAAGACACTAAAATATGATCCCTAAGTGACAAGATTTAAACACACGAATCTTATCAGGAATCTACCTGTTTTTTATTATTCTTACTCGTCAATATTATTTCCTATTTTGTTTACCAGAGATAGGATTAAACTCCTGCCCATAATATTAAGTTGTTTTATTTATACAATTTAAGACAAAAAAAGGCAGGGACACCACTCCCTGCCTCAGTTACCCTATCCTTTATTCCCTATCTTATATAAGCATCTACACATCGGGTAACTTTTCTAATAGTTGAGGCAAACCCCTTCCTCATGTGATGACGAGATTATGTTATCTCGTCATATGTATATTGATTATCGCATGTGTATCTCGTCGAGATTATAATGTTTCGTATAATCTCGGCGAGTTTCTAATCAGTGATCACGAAAGATGTGGCACGAACGATAAGATGTGCCATCATTACAAGAGGTGAAGTCATAACGCAACGCAGTCTCCCACGTTGCTTCCCAGTCTACCACGATTGCGCAAGGAATGTCATAACACATTGTGTTAGTGTAGAACTCCTCAGCAAACTCTGCCTCATCATTATAGCAACCCTGATAACGCTCATCACAATCCTCAACATCCGAAACGCAACCCATTTCACCAATGAGAGCATCTACGGCATCATAACCAATTGCCTCACCACAACGAACGTATTCCTCATAATAGGACACGAAATCGTTCTCATTGTAGGCATCAATGAACTCCAGCATGTCATCCAGAGCATAGTTCTCATCCAACAGTTCATCAACCTTCTCAACAGTTTCAGTGTTGAGCACTTCCTTGTAGTTGGCGGTCAGAGTGATGGACATCAGTGGTTGCCTCAGGAACGAATGTAATATAACAGGGGGTGGGGGGCATTGCAACCCCCCTTGTGCCAGTTTCAGATCTGGCACATTTTCTCTAGGCGGTTGCGGATATCAAATAGTTCCATTTCATCCATATCTGCAGAATCAAGATCTACAGGAGCGAATTCCTCAAGGTTAACATTACCATCTGAATTAATCGGAGCATAGTATAACTCATTCCCATCTTCTTGGGAGAGAGTGAATACACAACCGTAATGAGGCAGGGTGAGGAAAATCATCGGGATCTCTCAGGAACGAAACCAACATAACACCGCCAGCGCCCTCTGTGTGCCTCTCTGTGCCGCTTCTAGAACTGTCCCAGTACTTTGCCCACTCGGCAGGATCAGAGGGTATACAGAGGGCAAATTTGCAAGGGGTCTAGGCCCTGCCGTAAAGTAATATTAATATAACGGTAGTATTATATTATATTATAACACGTGTTCCAGTTATATAAGTGTCACATTAATGAAACGGATCTAGTTCTTTGATCTTATAATGCACGGACTCGTCACCTTCTAGACCTAGCATATCTGCCCAGTCCAGGTGCTCTAGATCTAGATCATCATAACACTCGATATCAAGTGTAACGGATACAATACGCTTCTGTACGGTAGGCATAAGAATCTCGTAGGTTGTGGTGTATTATATCATGCGTAGTGGCGATACGCAAGATCCTGATAATCTTGCCCGCCGCGTGCATAATCCTCGTCAAGATCAGATGCGCCTAGATCAGCATATGAGTCCTCGTCGAGATTATAATCGTTGCTGAATGTATAGTCGAGATCGTAATCGTCGTACATAAAACTCGCCGAGATTGTGTAACTGTGGATATTATACCGTAAACTCGGCGAGATTGCAAGTCTAGTGTCGCACTCAGATCTCGCCGAGATTACATAAGTATGATATTATATAGTAATTCTCGCCTAGAAATGTGTTATAACGCTAACATTATAAGATCGTATAACCTCGCCGAGATCCTGTGAGGGTCTGGGAGCATTTCTGCGGGGGTGGGGCTTGACAAACTCCGATCCTTATGGTACGTTCGCTAAGGTTGCTATAAGATCGGGCATTTATAAGATATTAGAGGCATTTATAAGATATTAGAGGCATTTATAAGATATTAGAGGCATTTATAAGATATTAAACATTTATACGAATATAACAATAACATTATATCTCTCTATAATACATTTTTTCTAACATTCTTAAAACTTACAGTATCTAAAAATACTGATTTTTTATTAGCGTAGTCTACTATATAAGAAAAAACGCCTAAAAACGCATATGGCAAGAGGTATCATCTATCTCATTACCAACAAAGAGAATGGTTATAAGTTTGTGGGTCAATCAACTCAGACAATGAACAAGGTCTGGCAGGCACACATACAGGCAGCGAACAGAATGTCCAATGATCCATTATACCGTGCCTTTCGTCAATTCGGATTACATAAGTTCAATATCAGAGAGATAGATGAATGTGATGAGAAACTATTGAATGAGAAAGAAGAGTATTGGAAGAATCATTACAACACATACACATATGGTGAAGGATATAACTTTGTAGAATATGAAGAGGAGGAAGAAGAGGAAGAAATCATACAGAAAGAAATACCACCGAAGTATAGTGGTCAGGAAGCATTCCGTACTATTGAAGAAGAACAGAGAGGTAATGGTAAACACTCTGGTCTAAGAATACAAGGAACAAATGTAGAAACAGGTGAGATTAAAGAATGGGATACAATTAGGGATGCGGCAGAAGAAGTGGCAGGAAATAGAAACAGAAATTCAAATCTATTATACTGTGCTCGTAATGGATATAACTGTTATGGATATAAATGGAAAGTATTAGAAGAAAAGAATAAAAAGAAATCTATATTTGGTATTCATAAGAGTACAGGACATATTGGTCCACGTTTTGAAAGTATTGCCGAAGCTTGTAGAGAATTAGGTGGAGGTAGTAAGGGTACTGGACTGTTTAAGAGTTTAAGAAATCCTGGTCGTTTTAGTTGGAGAGGATTGTATTGGTATTATAAGTAATTTAAATTATGAGTGAATATTATGTATAGTAACGTCTTATGTGATGATCATTTATTTTCCAGTTTTATCGTATCCTGTATACCAGAGTTAAATTTAAATGAAATAAGAGAAGAGGCATATTCAATTCAGAAGAATTTTGTTTCAAGAGAAGTCTCAAATATTAATGGGTATCAATCTCCAATATTTGATGAGAAAACTAATTTTAAAAACTTTGACCTATTAAAAGAAATAGTAGAACACTTTGCCAAAAATTATACTGATGAAAGAAATTTAAATCTTCCCTTTCCGTCTTCTCAGTGGTGGATGAACATTAATAAGACTCACGATTATAATGTTTTACACACGCACGGGAGAGCAGATTTGATTGCCGTATATTACATATCAATGCCAGAGAATGCTGGGAATCTTGAATTACTTCGTAATGATGGTACTGTTTATTCTTCTTTTTATAGGAATGCATCTTACCGAAACATATTCTTTAATATTCCTGCCGAAGAAGGACGTCTTTACTTAATGCCAGGACAATTATGGCACTATGTTAAGTCAAATAAAAGTGAAGAGGATAGAATCTCAGTTTCTTTTAATCTACGTTTTTAATGATTACCATAAATCCATCCTGTACAAATATACTTAACTTCTTTTTTAGGACTTATTCCCCGATGATAATGAGTCCAGGTTGCAGGAAAGATAAGAAGTTTTCCAGTCTCTGGTTTAATCTTAGTTCCATCAACAAATTCAGTCTCACCATCATAATGAATATCATTCAGATACCAAATAAAAGTAAGTAATCTTGCCCTGTTGTCATCAAAATTAAAATCTTGATGCCAATGATAATATTCTCCTGGACAGGTTCTTTGTATTTGATATCCAGTATCATTAATATGACCCATTCGGAAACGTAGTTTCTCCTTTATATCAGAAGAAGAACAACAGTATTTTTCATATTCATCAATTCCAACTCCAATAGCATCATATAGAACTTTATCCTCATCTTCCCAGTTGGATAATCCAGTTAATTTTAAATCTGTCGATCTTTTGATGTCTAAATTAATACCAGCACCAGTTTTGCCGACAGATTTTTCATCATCACTCTCAAATTTTTGAATGAGATGATTGCAAAATTCTTTAGTTAAAGAGTTCTTCTGTGTCCATATAAGATTATTCATATTCAAAATTTCTATTCAGTCCTGGAGTATGAGAAGGAGAAGGAATATCATCATTCCAATGTCTAATCACACCAGCAACAATAAAAATATTTGTGATTAGATAGGTAATAAAAATAAAAGTGCGAATGATTGCGATTCTATCTGACTCTTTATCACATTTTGATGCCTTCTCACCTAATGCCTTTGCCCACCAACGCCAAATTGTCTTATTCTTCGTATTTGGATGCTCGTGTTTTGACATAGATCAATTCCTTCCATTGTTCGTGAAAGCATAAGACTAACACTCTTGTTTTCTTATGTATAGGACAATCTGCAAGGTTCTCTGGATCTTTTGGGGTTGTTGAATCTTCAATAGTAATATAGTCCTTACATTTAAAATAAACCCAACCCTCAACACCCTTGGTCCAGGTTACATAATCATTCACCTTTGGAGTATAACTCATACAAATGCAGACTGTAATGGTGTGAGTTTGAGAATCATCGCAGAATAAGGAGTAGTTTCCTCAATATTTACCTGATCACCGACTGTTTTGGAGTTGATAGGAGCATGGAAGCACTTGGTCTTGTGATTGTAGAATCCCCAAATGCTACGAACAGAAGCGCAACCGTTGTAAATAAATTTATAGTGATTGCGAATCCAAATAGCAGTATAGTTCTTCTTAAGATCTTCGTACTCATAGGAATAACCCTTCGGTGCAGTATGAGGAAACTCTTTCATCAGGTCGTAAATGCCTCTAGAATACCAGATTCATAATCATCAACAAGTGAAAACTTTGATGCATTCACTACTCGTTCCATAATGCGATCGACATACCGTTCATCAAACTGTTCTTCGGCAGATAGAATCTCAAATGCCTCAGTATCGGATTCGGCAATGAGATTGATCAGTCCACCATACTCAGAAGAAGGAAACGGAACCCAGTAGTCAACGATGTAAAGATACTTCATTTTCTTGTGTAAATTACTCCTTAATTGTAGATGAATGATTGAGATTTGTCAATTGCCTTTTAAGTTCAATATCAACAGAGGTGAGATGAGAATACATAAAAAACTCATACTCATTGTCCTTGATGAGTTTCATAATGTTATCAATCTGCATTAGAGCAAGAATGATTTTACCTTTCTTTTCTATCACACAAACTCCTGAATATAATAATCTACAGTAATCTCAAGTTCTGCCGCTCTTTGCTCATAGAAAGAATTTGTATATGAACGTGCCTCTTGCCATTTCAGATAAGAATCAATTTCAGTTTCGGAATGTTTCATAAAATCATCAAAGGCATTGATGAATTGATTAATGTCGTGGTCGTTCATTTTCTGTATCGGCAGTCAGGATGTTGTGATGGAAGTTCGGCACACGCTCTATTGTATGCCTTGAATAGTTCTTGATCACGTTTGATCAAGAGAGTATTATACAATAGAATGCCGATAAAGGCAAGAAAGATGTAGGAGGTTTTCATTCTGAATCGGAAGAAGAAACAACCAGTTGAGCAACACGCTTTTCGCCAGGAAGATCTTTCATAAGATCATACATCCGTTGAAACTGAACTCCCATCTGCATATAGTAAACAGCAAGACCCTTGTTGTCAGCATCATACAGAGCATCCTCTTTCTCTTCAAGCATAGAGATAATGTCCAGCAGTTGACCAGAGGTGAAGGTAATGGGTCGTTTCACAGGCGTTCCCTTGATTACCTTCTTATTATAGGTCAGAAGGAGGGCGTCAGGTCGTACCGTAGTCCAGTTGTCGAAGTGTCCATCTGCTCCCAGAGCGAATAAAGTTTGTTATAAAGTGCTGGCGCACTTCCATAATCTCTGGCAATATAAATTTCATCAATATTTTCTAGATTTTGAAGTGCAGTGAGAAGAATACCTACCTCGTGTGCATTTAGATTTACTTTAATTTCGTCCATTTAATTACTCCCAACTTACGTTTTGTAAAAGAACACCAGGCATCACATATGTGTATGCACCACTACCACCAACTCCACCAATCTTGTAGTCCCACTTATATTCAAAGTTATTATGACTGTCCCAAGTCAAAAATTCATCCTTCTCATTAAAACGGGATTTAATCGTCAGACCCCAGCGGTTGGAATAAATGTTACGAGTCTTGAGTGCTCCACCTTTCTCACGGGTTTCCACCACAGTACATACATCTTCCTGATAAGTTTGGTCCTTAGATTCCAAATAGCAATTTGTCTGATATTTGAACGGTGGTCCTGCCAGAGCAGGCAGGGGAAGCAGCAACATCAAGAAAATCAGTTTTTTCATCCAATTACCCTCCAACAAACAGTAGCATTACCCTTACTAGCAGATTCAATGTGCGCAAATGCAGAATATGATAGATCTAGGTCCGCATGAGAGTAAGGACCACGATCATTTACTCTTACAATCACTTGCTTTCCGTTGTCTTGGTTTGTAACTCTAATCTTACTTCCCATAGGAAGGTAAGGGTGAGCAGCAGTCCAACGGTAAGCATTAAATCGTTCTCCATTTGCAGTTGTTTGTCCGTGGAATCCATCACCCATACCATAAAAGGTAGCGATTCCACAAGTCAATCCAGCAATCAATCCAATCATACACCTTTCAATACAAGACGTTCAGAAATACACATAGAAAGTTCGGCAAGCACCATATCATCTACATCACCCAGTTTAGCAGTAATTGCTTCAGGAATCAACTGAACAATCAGATCAAAGAACTCGTGATGATCCACAATATAATCGGCAACATCCTGAGAAAGTGCCTCAGAGAGTTTGATGATTGTGTCGTTAGAGAGTGCCATAATTAAGCGGGTTTTACTTCAACAGAACGGACGTTTGGAGTTTGATTAAAGATGCGATCACAGAGAACAGAAGATTTGGAGTTAGATTCCACAGTCTCTTGAAAGCATTCTCCGTTGAGAGTTTCTATCGTAACTTTATACTTCATTTGATTTGCAGTTTGTATTTGCTGATCATAAGGTCACGCACAAGTTCACGGTCAATACTGTCACCACAGAACTCTTCACCTTTGAGTTTGAGAATTTTCTTGAGAGTTGCGGTTGATTGCTTGACTTGAGTGAGAGTGGCACCCATAGGATAGATGCCATCCTTTCCGTAAAAACTCAGAACGTAGTCGTAGAACTCAGTCATCGGTGGTTCCCTTGATTACCTTCTTATTATAGGGGAAGAACCGCCTCGCTACGGGTGCGCTGTGCCAGTTTACCAGCTGGCACATCCAGTTGCTCCATTATGATTTGTTTTGGTAGAAAGTTCCAGCAATAGTAACTGCTACTGAATGTGATCTTATCATTTGATCTACCATCAGGACTGTGAAACTTCATACGCTTATCAAACATCAGCAGTTGCAGATCCTTGTCCTTAAACAACTGCTTCGGAGCACTATCATTCAACCAGGTATTGGTCATAATGAGAGCAAATGGTTTATCAAATGATAGTGCTCGCTCAAAGAACTTTCGTTTGTTGGTGAATGGTGGATTGGATACAATCACATCCCAGTTATCAGGTTCATAGGTAAGAAAGTCCTGCCCATACTTAAGATGAGTAAATACAACTTCATTTTGTTTTGAAATTTGTTTTACAAATTCACTATCAGTAGTATCAAACGGACACCAGACAACAGCACCTTTGGGAATGTATTTAAGAATGGGAGTTACGCCATAATTTGGCGTATAGCATTCGTCATTATTCCCTTCGGAATACATCAGTTTTCCGCTGTCTAGTGTCATAGAATTAAATTGATAACTTGTTCGGTTAGTCTAACACCCCAGTTCATAAAAATGAAGAAGGATGAAACGAAAATGAATTTGTCAGTTGTTGTCATTAATAATCATAGCACGGAACTCGGACAACTTCAGACCACGTTCTAGTATATCCAGGAGTCCAATAAGTTCCTGGAACATATTCACGGTGATAAACACGTTCAGTGCATAGAGGTGGATAATCTCTTGCATAATATGTGTATGGTCTATCGTATTTGAATGGTCTCCAAAACTGATTCCAAGTAATTGCCTGTACAGGAACTGGAAGAATTGTAAGTGGAAGAAGTAAGAGTAGTTTTTTCATTTTATCAGCGAGCGTAAAGATAACCACCTGCCCAATCAGCATTCTCAAGCAACCATTCACGATCCTTGATCAGTCGCAGATCATAACGAACACCTTTGGCAGGAGATTTCCAGGATGCAGACTTATAAACTTCACCAGTTTTCTTGTCCACAAAAGCATGAACGGAGCGTGAACCATTCGCATTCATAATGATTTTGTGATACTTACGACCAGTCTCAGGATAGAACTCATAGTCACAAATACCTTGCTTCAGTTTAGCAATACAAGCAACGTGATATTTGAACGTCGCAGAGTTTGGATCTGTTTCTGCAGGAGCAGAGTTCATAACAGAACGTTCATGAGACTTGATGCTATAGTCAATGAAGTTCTGGCGAAGCGCCTCACAGAGGGCGTAGGTGTGCCCCAGAACGGCAGTAGCGATGTCTTTCCGTGCCTCAGCAGCGGCAGCATAATCAGCAAAGGTCGTGGTGCTCATTGGGTTGGTTCCCTTGTGTATGAAAGTATTATAGGGCACCCAGAGTGCTCTGGAATGCCCTATGTGCCAGTTATTAAAGTGGACCTATATTATACGTGTTTTCTCCAAATAAACTGATTATCTGCTTTTTTAGGTTTAGGATCATCAGCACCAGTAATCGTATGCATTCCTTCCCAAACAACAACAGCAACCACAGCAGAGATTGCTGCAACAATAATATTGTTTTTCATAATGAATTAATGAGCGTGACAAACTTTTTCTGCGTGGCAGTGAGGTGCCTTAGAACTAAAATGCATTTCACCGTGATAGATTCCAAATCCAATAATTGAGAGGAATGCTGGAACAAAAACTGCAATAGCATAAGGAGTCAGATTGTCCTTAATTGTAGAGATAGACTTCATATTTCTCAATAAGAGTTTTCAGTTTTATTTATTCATCTGAAGTGTAGGAACGGGCATACCACCTTCGGTAGGCACATAGATGGTTACGTTACCTTTGTTAGATCCTTCTTCCAGACCAGTGATATACAGATACTGAAGATACTCACGGTTGTCCTTTAGACTATCACCAATGATTTGGTTTGCTTTTGCAACACCTTGAGCACGAATGATTTCAGCATCGGCAAGTTGTTGTGCTGAGTCTTTCTTTGCCTGTGCTTCCAACACTGCTACCTGACGAGTATATTCTGCCTTTTGCAGTTCTGCCTTACCAGCAAGAGATTGTTGCCACACATTATACTGGGGACCACCAATAAACAGCAGAGCACCAAGAACGATTGCACCGCCACCGAAAAAAAGAGCAGTAGCAAGTTCAGGAGAAATGTAACCGTTTTGATTTTTCATTTTGAAGATACGTTAGATTTGAAAATAAGATTAGCAAGGAAGATGATAGCAAAATTCTGCCAAAAGGAAAGGGATACGCCAAACCAGGACAGAATGAGTCCAAGCAACCACGCCTCAAAGAAGAGACCAGCAACGGCAAGGACAACTACACCAAACGCAACACCAAGAGCAGTAGAAGTTTTCATAGATCAAGCAGCAAGGGCACCAGAGGGGATTTCAACAATTTCGGGAAGTTTGCTATCATCAAACTGATGCATATTATAGCACACCCATTCACCACTACGGAAGACGTATGCATACTCTTCACTGTTGTCGGGAAGAAGATATTCACACAGATCAGCATCAAGACGAGGAGGGCAATTCTCACCGCGAGCAGAGTAATACTCGGGTTGATTGTCATCATTCCAAGCAACAGACATATCACCACCGTCAATCAGTTCAGCAGCAAGTTCTTTGCTGTTGTAATGCGTCTTCAGGATGCGACCCAACCAAGACTCATAACCATCCCAGTGGTGGTAGGCAGAGAGAACAGAACCGTCACGAAGTTCAAGACCGATGCGAGCGCGGGTTGCCATTGGGGCGTTTCGTTGATTACCTTGTTAGTATAGGGCATCCACCAGGGCATTGTGGGTACCTTGTGCCACCTTCTCAACTGGTACAGAGGACTCAATTCTCTCCTTTGCGATTTGATAATACTCGGGATCAGATTCAATACCAATAAAATTTCTATCACACCTATTAGCAGCAACACCTGTAGTTCCACTACCCATAGTATTGTCTAAAACAACTTCTCCAATATTAGTATATGTCTTGATGAGATATTCCATCAGATCTACTGGTTTTTGTGTAGGATGTAATCCTTTTTCTTGTTTAAATTTTAGAATTGTTTTTGGATATCTTGATCCATCAGGATTATCACGGTGCTTTGACTGTTGTTTACCATAAACTTCACCAATTGTGGCAGTGTCCGAAGAGAACCCAGAATATGGAGTTGAATACCACATTTGAGGATTGTATGTTGGTTTAGTGCGATAGAAAACTAGAATGTTTTCGTGTGATTTAAGAGGCATCACTTTTGCATTCATAGGATTAGTTCCTTGCGGTTTCTCCCAAATCCATTCATACCTAAAGTTTTCTATGTTAGAAGAAGCAAGAATCGTAGTGAATGGTTGAGCGGCAGTGAATACCATTGCCCCATTCTTCTTACAAATACGATTGTATTGATGCCACAGTTTATCCAAAGGAATGATACTATCCCACTTACAAGCAGTTGTACCATAAGGGAGATCTACCAACACCATATCAACGGAATTATCCGCAAGCGTTGGTAGAATCTCTAAACAATCACCCAATAACAATTTCATATATTTCTTCGCAGTAATCTAATTTAACACGAGTCCAAAGTTGATCAGACATACTTTTAACAATTTTAGCAGAATAGTTCTCAGAAATACAACTCCATCCATTTACCTTATCTTTATTACTACCCTTCTGCCCAAAAGTCTCATGCCATTGTTGATCGTGATAATTCAGGTTATTGCTATCAATTACAATGAAATAATAAACTTTCTTACCACGTTTCCATTCTTCTTTATCGGTTGCAAGACAAAAAATATAATCTTCTTTCTTGACACTCAGAAATTCAAGTTTATCCTGAAGAGTCTTATGTTTGGTAAGACGAGATCCACTAATTTCAATAACATCATTTTCTATATTTCCACCTTTGTTACTGATTCGTGTTCCATCACTAGTGCTTTGATCTACACCAACACCGTGGTTAAAGTCGGGAGTCCAATCACTACCAAATCCCGCCTCTTTTAGTGCATAACAAAGATTTTCTTCCCAATATTCTGCTTTACATTGACCACTGTACAATTCATGATGTTTTGTGAGTCTATCTTTAATATAAGTAACAAGTGATTCAAACATAATTTAAATGTGTGTATGGATAGTATAAAGGGTCTCCCAGCGAACTAGGAGACCCCTTGTGCCAGTTTTTCAAGCGGTTTAAGGAGTTACAGTAAATGTTATTGTACCATTCTTTGCCCAGTATACTGCATTTGTATTAGTGTAATTGTAAATTAATGTATTTTTACTTGGATTTAAATTGTATGTTTTACCATTAAGAAAGTTCCAAGATCTTCCAGAAACAATATTAGTTATCAAAGATGGACACCATATATCAAGGCTATATCCAGATGTTGGATAGATGTTAAGAAAACTTGGAGGTCCAGATGGTTGAGATGAAATATTAATAGATCTCCAGGTAGCATATTCATCAAAATAAGCAAATTGTGCTACGTTAAAATTAAGAAGCGTACTATTTACGGATGTTGGATTTTCAATTGATATTGCATTTCCTAGTGATGTTACTGTAAAAGATCCAGACCAACTAGATCCTTCATCAGGATTTGTTATACTAAATGAAACAGTTGCCATAGGTAATAATTAAAATATTATTTAATCTTCATAAATTCTACACTCTACTGCATCAGGGTGTGCCTCACAGTACAGTTCAAGTGGGGTGGGATCGTGATCATCATCAGGATGATTTATTTTATAAGATTTGAGTGCTTCTAGTTCTTCTTCAGTATGCCTTCTCGATTGAGGAGAAATCATAGGATCACTCAATAAATCTTCGTCCTTTTGAATGTGTTGGTCGATGTTGTTCATTTTTATGTATCGTGATGATAATATTTATTTTTTATTCACTTAAAGGTCCACCTCTCCAGTTTTTAGGAACAGGTGGATCACATTTACCCTCAAGAGAGCGAACCAATAATTCAGTAAAAAGTTCCATTTTTTCTGGATGAACAGATGCTGGATTGTGATTAATAGCATTCTTCAATGCAACAAGTTCATTCCATTCTTCATCAGTAAGATCTTTTGTCCCAGTTCTTGAGAATGACATAATTTTCTCTTTAATGTGTCCAGATATGTTAGCATACTAACACACTATATCTATATTACTTAATATTCTCTTTGGGATCGTGTTACATTACTTAATGAAGTTTTCAAGTGCATCTAGATCATCCTTAAGATCTTGTTCTTGCTTTTTATCATGATAATAAGACCACAGGGCATTATGAACTTCCATTAGATGATCAACCCAGAAACCAGAAGGATAGATTCCCAGTGCATCTTGAAGTCCACGATGACTAGTTCCTTCATTCTCTGCTTTACACATAATATAGCAGATTGCCTGAACCATATCAAGTTTATCTTCTTCGGAAAGCATAAAATACTTCCCTACTGCACGTTGCTTTGCTTCTTTAGTTTCTTTCTGAAGTTTCTTGCAGGCATCAGAATCCCACCACTCTTGCAAAGCTTTACCAAATTCATTAGGTTGTTGTTTAGTCATCTTTATGAAAGAAGTTTCCAAAAAATCCAGAATCACCTGGTTTACGATTTTCAAGTTTATCCAATAACGCATCAGTATGCATTAGGGTATCAATGCGTGAAATCATATCAGCAACAACACTACAAACCATAGGTCGTTCCTGACGAGCAGCATATGCTAATGCATTACGAAGTGCTGCCTCCGCCTCTTTCAAAGATTCTTCAACAGATTGAGATAGTGCCATTAGTTACTCTCCTTAATCCAAAAACCATCGCCTGTCATAGACCAACCATCTTTTACTGCTTCCTCATATGTTTTATATCCATCTTTCATTAGATCTTGATGTGTTGGCAAACCCTTTTTGCATTTTTTGAGCATATAGGAACCATCACCATTATTAAACCATTCTACCATATCACCTTCTTTAAGATTTGCTGCTTCTAGCAGATCATCTGGAAAATTAACATAACATTCACCACTAAGTCCATCTACTTCAACGGGAAGTTGCCACTTAGTTACTTTATCTTTTTTTGAGTTTGCAGCAAGGTATTCCATATCACTATGTCCCCAAGGACGCATACCATTATCCTTTACTTCTTCTGGATAATAGTGTTCTTCCCAAAAATCATTCCAAGACTTTTTACATTCTGGAGATGGATCATCTTTATCACAAGAAAGGTGACCTTTTCCGTTACCATTCAGTAGTGCAAGAAGTTCATAGCATCGTGAGGCATGATCTTTATAGATGTAGTAGTTTTCCTCTACCACCTTTTTAATCACATCATAAATCTCCTGCGGAGTTGCCTCAGCACAAGAGAGTGCATCGTGCATCCAGTTTTCAAGATTTTCAAGCGAATACTTTTTATAGTCCATCACAATAATCCTTGATTGCTTGTTCCATAATAACCTGAATCTCCTTGCTTGTCAACCCATTCAACCATTTCCAATCTGGATCTTGCGGATCCCAATCCATAGTGTAAGATCCATCCTCGTTTTGTATTATTTTAAGAGTATCCTTCATCAGATTTCAGAATAATCAACATCATTTTCCCATTCTTTTTTCTCTTTCTTTCTCAATTTTTTGAGTTCTTTCATCATATCTTTAATCTCTTGATATGCTACCTCAGGAGACATTTTATTTGATATTTCAAGTCCAACCACATATTGAACTTTATCTCCGAACCTAGCAAGTGCTCGTTCAAAAGCAGTTAAATCTTCATACATCGTGATTAATATTACAATGCTCAGCAAGAATATCTATACGTGAATCAAGAGAATTTTCAAGACGGTAAAGTTCATTTGTAAGTTCTACATTCTCTTGACTTAAGCGAATAACCTCACCCTTCAACCAAATACGTTCATCTTCAAGAAATTGAATTCTTTCATCAAGAGACTTTATCCAATCAGCGATTGAGAACTTAATTCCAGTCACATTATCAGTGACCATAATGTTATAATCTTGAGATATATCATATTCATTCATAACTTTTCCCCATTTTTCTCTAATCCAGTTAATCATTAAGCAACTCCTATTTCTTTTAAATATGCTTGATATCTCATAAAAGATCCAAGTCTAACAGGACGACCTAAAGACCAACAACACTCTTGGTATGATAGAAACTCAAACCAAGGTGTTGTTGGATCTAAGGCAGGAAACTTAGAGTTTTCCACCTACTTCACCTTCATAAGATTTGGATTCAGGGAAACCTTCCTGCCGTCCTTTAAGGTAAAAACGGGTCGCTGCAACACATTGCTCTTTAGTGAGAGACGTGACCAGTCCCTTTCCATCTTTGTCATATGAGACCCAGGTTCCCCAACGTTGTTGTTTAACATAAAAGGCATCATCAATTAGATTCAATTCTTCCATAATCATCCTCAAGTCTGACAATATCATCTTCATCACAGATAGATCCAATTTGAACCTCCGCAAATTTAATACCAAATTCACCAGCACTCATACGATGAATTTCATTTTTTCTAATATGAATGTAATCACCACGCTTTACATTACATTTGTATGTTGATGTTGTTACAATTCCATCACCTTCAACAACAACCCAAAACTCTTGTCGTTGTTCGTGTCTCTGAAGTGAAAACTGATGATTAGGTTTTATGTAAATTGTTTTTATCTTGTAAATGTTAATTTGACTTTCTTCAAGAAGATCAAACCAACCCCAAGGTCTTTCAGTTCTTACTGTTTCTGTTTTCATTTACTTCCTTTACAGTTTGATGAAGTTGCTTGAGTGCTTCAATAGTTTCGGGAGTTTCTTCCCATTCCCAAGAATTTCCGTTTTTATCAATAAAAGTACGAGTTGTCATTTTAGATTCTTATAGAGTTCAGTAAAGTTTGCGTGTCCTTTCCATAATACACCACCTATGATAAAAAGGTCAAGTACCACAAGAACAGTTAAAAGAATACAGATGTTTCTAGTTTCATTCTGCATACTTATACCCTGTGGTATAATCTTTTTTCTTAAGTTTGTAACGTTCAATATGCTTCTTCATATGTTCTTCATTTTGAAAGTAGCACTTTTTGCGATCCTTTCCGTCAACATATTTCAACAAATATGGGAAGGTATCAAAAGGAAACTCTTCCACATCTTCTTTCTTCTTAGCCTTGCTCATTCTGTTCCTCCATAGAGTTGTTGACCTGCATTATAACCCATTTTAAAGGCGGTGCGCATCCATTCAAGAATTTCTGGTTTTTTTAGTAGTTCTACATCATCCCAGAATCTTTCAGCACGAAAGACAAAACCTTCCATTTCATAAAACCAATCATCAAATTCCTCTTCCATCATTCTCCAAGTGTATAGAAAGTGTATGAACAACTGGTTTTTCTTCTGCTAAGATGCGATAAAGGTCACTATTCTGTGCTGCCGATACGGGAATAAACTCTGTAGAAGCATTAAACTTATCATCACGAATTGCCTGATTGATGACAATAGATCCATCCTTACCAGAATAAGAACGATGATAAGTCATCTTAGGAATCACTAGAGCACCAGAAGAACGATTAAGGTGAACAATGTGATAAGGATAACGCCACTCTGGGTTTACAAGTTCAAAGGTTCTCATTCCAGATAGAACCCGATTATGATCTACCTGATGATAATGAATATAAAATTGTTTAGCACCTACAATATCATCAGGAGGACTGATAGCAGGACCAGTATGAACAACGAGGTCCTGAGCGTTTGAATGCTCAACTGATATATCATAGAAAACAACTGCGTCTGTTTCACGGAATACTCTATGCTTCTTAAACTGAACTTCACTCATTAGTCTTGGAGGTTTTGTTGATGTTGTAGTTTATCTATCATATCATAGATGTGACCTTGTGAATACTTAAATGCTTCAAAACGTTGTGGATTCCTATCTTTCATTTTTGCAAGCATATTAAGTTGATCCCAGTATGTATTGATTACATACCCATAATGTTGTTCATTCATCATCTAACTCCACATCTTTTACAAGATCTTCTAATCTTTTTATAAAATCCTCATCCAAAGGAATAACTTTCTCTTTACCAGTCTCAATATCATCTACTATTTGCATTAGATGTTCAAGAAACTCTTTTGGATAACATTCATCTTCACCTAAAGTTCCCCAGAACCATTCAAGACATTCCTGTTCTGGATCTTCAACTGATTTAAGTATGGCATAATCCGCATAGTTTGAACACATAAGATCTGCCCAGATACGGAATGCTCCGCGAATGCTCTGCCATCCAGACATCCAACAGTGACCAATCCAATAGTCCCACCAATTCATTTTGATTTTATTTGGATATGTTCCTCTTACTGGTGTACTAAACATAACGTGGTTTCTCCGTATCAAACTGATACCAGTCTGCATTTTTCATATTCAGACACATTAGGATTGTATCGTGTTCTCCGTATTCTCGTGGTGTGCCACGATACATATACCTACGTTGATAAGCACATTTCCAGATATCGTAAAAGATTTTTGCTTTTTCAGTCATAGTCCCAAGGTGCTTTGCGATTTAATATTTCTTGAAATCTTTTTTGTGCTTCAGGATCTGGTGGTTCATTCAGTCTTTCTACAAGAGCATCAAAGTCCTTTGCTGGTAATACAATCCGCTCAGGTTTTGCACCTTTACCCCAGAACTTTTCAAACTCCCACTGATAGTTCATATCTAACCATCCACCATTCAGACAACTCCAGAATGATTCCCATATGTGATAGTCATCAAACCGAAATCCTTGATGAGACATTAACCGATACCACCACCAGAATGAAGTGTAACGGAGAAACCTATTGGAGATTATCCACTTGTTTAAGACCATCTTCCTAATCGTAGTTTGCGTTCAGGTGAAATATAAGGATTGTATGGGTCATCATAAGGATAGATGTATTCACAACACCATCCCCAAGAGAGTGCTTCCCAGAAGTCATCAGGAAAGTGCTCAACAGTCTGATGACAATCTAAAATATAGTTGATATGGAAAAATCCCTCACGGAACCATTCCCATTTGGTCATCTGCCAGTATTCTTTCCAGGTCATTATACCACAATAGATTTAAATTCAGCAAAAGAAAGTTCATCACCAGTATAAAGTGCCTGCAGTCTATCCTTATAGAAAACACCAATGCCTTCACTGGTTTCACTAATTGAAATGTGAGATCCTTTAATTACAACCCTATCCTCAAGTCCAATACTTGTGATCGTATCCACCCTATTATCTTTATTAACATAGATTAGATCCACGGCACCATCAGAAGCAGAAGAATATGTATTCTTTCCTTTTCCTCCCTTCAACTTATCAGAACCAAGACCACCGATAAGAGTATCATTTGCATTATATCCATAAATGACATCATCGGCATCAGTTCCCGTCAGATAATCCTTACGACGAGTACCATAAATGTAGTTCTTGGTTTTATTGTGATTGATAATAACAGTATCTACTACTGTTGTGTTATTTACAACATTAGCAGTAATTGTATTAGTAATAACAGTTGTAGTATTAGTTGTATTGTTAGTTGTATTGTTAGTTGTTTCGTTAATCACAACATCAATATTAGTATTATAAACAACAGGAGTTACCTTACCCCCACCACCACCATCATCATCTTCATTGTGCTCATAGTCACGGTCATCATCATCGTAATCATAATCTTCGTATTTACTCATTTTCTTTATGTAAAAGGTCCTTTATTTATGATCTTATTATAGCATTAAAAAAGACCCTGTAAAGGGTCTGGTGGACAGTTTAGAAAGTGGATCAAAGACCGTATCTTGATTTTGTTGCGTTGTAATTTTGTTGGATTTCTGCCGATGTAAGTGCTCTATGATATATTAACACTTGCCCAATGCTTCCATTAAAGTATCCATCAGATGTGTTAGACCAACCAGTTCCTTTGAAAGAACCGATTCTCCAATATCCAACAAAGTTTTGTGGATTGTTTGATGTTGCAGTAGCATTTGATACGCCATTAATATACAATCGCAAAGTTGTACCTTCCCCACCATAAGTACCAACAGCACATCTCCAAATATTATCATTAACAGTCATTGTAGAAACGGCAACATCAGCAGTTCCATCATATTGACCTAGATATAACTTATTATCACTTCCAATATACATCTGTCTATCATAGCTTGTGCTTGATCCAGTTTGACTATTTTCAAATCCAACTAGTTTTCTGGCATTAGATGCGGATGTTCTAAACCAAACTATAATAGTATATGCATTTACATTAGAGAACTGAGTTGTCGTACTTATAAAGTCATTAGTCCCATCAAAAACTATAGACTCGCCATTAGAACTATCATAAGTCGGTCCATTATTGGCAGTTCCATTATTACTACCACCGACCAAATCAGTCCAAGACGTTATAGTATTTACACCCCTTACTCCAACAGTTGGAGTTCCTTGTATCGCAGTCATTCCATTTGCTGCTAACGATACGCTGCTATTAGCAGTTAAAATAGAAGTTTCTGCCTGCGGCGACAATGTTATTCCAGGTGGTGTAAAGTTAGACGTATATTTTGCTACTCCTTTTACAATATGAAAATTACTGATTATTCCATTATGTTGAAATGCTCCAGAATTACCAAAATCACCCAAAGATAAAGGATTTGAAGGAGAAGCAGCTGTGTAATTATAGTTGTCAGTTAGGGTTACAGACTGTTGAATTCCATTATAAAATGCTTTAAGTATATTGCTTGCTCTAGTAAAAGCAACATGCGTCCAAACATTTAATGGAGGATTATAAAGCCTAGTTGCTGCGGTTTGCCCATCATGGAACAAATAAGCATTACCAGACTGCCAAGCAGTTTTGCTAGTTCCCATTTCTATAGCCCATCCAGCATTGGAAAGACAAAGACGACTAAGACCATTAGAATTTCTATTGTATATGAAGAATTCTACAGTAAAATCACCAGTACCAAATGCGGCATTATCAGCAGAACTAAAGGAAACACTACTTGCGCCATTAAAATCCACACTTCCTGTAGTTTCACCAGTTTTATATTGAGCTGGTATAGATTTTATATTTGCAGCATCAAGTGCTAATACTAAACCATTTTCACTTATATTAGGTCCAGAATATACTCCCACTTTATACTTCCTCTAATTGAACCCAAGCTTCATTCACATCTGGAGTTGATGGGTTATCTGAAACAAAAGTTCCATCTACATTTCTAGCACGAACCATTACAGGTTCCTCCACAAGTTCTGTCCATTCAGAAGTATTCAAAATACTTAAGATCTCCTCATAAGTATAAGGTCCTTCAAGTGTTGTGAGGGCCTGTACTGATGGTGGTAAAGTTTCTCCATCCCACTTTACAAATGTCTTGGATCCATCAACAGATTTTCTCACGGTTTCTGTAGAGGTTTCCAATACTTCAGAGAAGTTGATTTGGTCTAACTCAGTTGTAGAGAAGATTGCAAAGTTTCTTTGTTCGTACATAGTTTTTGAAGTATTTAGATTCCGTAACGACCACGAGTGGCATTGAAGTTTTGCGATACTTCTGCTGCTGTGAGTCCTTTGCCTTTGTATATACGAGCATTCGAAATTCTTCCAGACCAATAAACGGTTGTACCTCTATTTCTACCAACTCTAAGTGCAGTACGGGAATACGAACCATTATCAGTCATTGAATGAACTTCAACTGCATTAGTATATAATTTAACTGTTGTTCCTATTCTTGTTGCTGCAACATAAGTCCAAGTATTTAATTGAATTGTATTCACAGTA